ACATTTATCCACGTTCTGACAACGTGTACGGCGTTATGTTTGAGATTGAGCTGCCCCACCTGATGATGGCTGACTGAGTGCCATCCGAAACGCCCGCCCCGGAGGTCACGAGGGCAGAAAGGGAAGATGAGGATGTTGGAACCAAGAAGCGCATATGGCTATTTCGGATCAGCCGGAGGTTTTTCCGGCGAAACGCCCCCTGCATGGTGGGGCTGTATCGAAAAAAATATGCTGTACTGTGAGTACAAGCGCCGGTATCCAGAATGTAAAACCCTGGGGGACTATGACAAAGTTCGAAAGACGATTACTGTGCTGATTCCGGAAAAGTATGCAGACCGGCCAAATTTTGGGAACCACTATTCCATGCACGAATTCGCTTTTTCGTACACTCCGGAATTCACTGGATTTTCCGATATATTTGAGTGCAGGGCAAAGAACTATGCAAACGCTCTCAAAGCGGCAAAGCGGTGGGCAAAGCGCAACGGAAGAACCATTACAGGAGACGCGCCGGGCCACGAATATCAAAAGAATTTTGGATAATTTTCCGCCCCCTAACCGGGGCGGTTTTTTATCTGCGTGGCAGCACGCCCATCATGCGCTGGGCGATGTTCTCCGCCATGCCCCTGAGCTGGTTGTATTGATCCTGCGTCATTTCTCCGCTGTTGAGCTTGCTTTGCAGCTGCTCCATGGGGTTGCCTTTGAATCCCTGAATATGCTGGAGAAGGGCTGGGGCAAAGTTGCGCTGGCCACGCTGTGGGGCCTGAGAGCCGCCTAAAGCGGCCTTGAACGGATTGGCCATTATTCTGTATCCTCCTTCGGTTTGGTTTGCCTGACAGGCTTTTTAAGCCGTTCAGAAAGGATTTCTTCCAGCTGGTCAATGGTGACGTACCGGCTCATGTCGATTTGCGGCGCGGCCTGCTGTTGGGCGTGGCCGTCCGTCCGCTCTACCAGGTCATAGACCTTTGTGGAGGGCTTCCCGGTGCTGTCCGCCTGGCGGAGGTAGATTACCGGATTGTTAGAATCCCACAGCGCCACCGCGCACCCCGGCGCAATGGGCCAGTTGTCCGCCTCCAGCTTGCTCCCCACCCAGTTGATCCCGCCGCTCTGCTGGGCAGGCTGCTGGATTGGATTGGTCTGCATCGGTTGGACCGACGGCGGGATCATCTGCTGCTGCATCTGCTGTTGCCGCAGCTGGGCCAGTTGATCCGGCACCGGCTGGGGATAGTAGGCCGGATAGCCCGAATATGCGTAGTTTGGGTAAGCCATTGTCAATGCTCCTTTGTCCAGTAATATTGGGGCACCTCTCCTCCGCTGTCCCAGCTATCCAAGAATTGGCCGTCCGCCACAGTCACCACATGGCGCCCCGGCATGGACACAACAAACGTCCCCTCCGGATGGTCTGCGGCAAAATCGGCCACGGTGTAGCAGTCCGGGCAGCTGTCCGGGATCCAGTGCCGGGTGAATCCACGGTCTTTTAGATAGCGGCCCCACACATCGTCCGCGTTGAGCAGGTCACCGCGCCGGAAGCCCTCCAGGCACAGCCCTGCATAGGTTTCCTCCCACGTCTGCCCCAGCGCCTTTGACAGCGCCCGCACCGTGCAGTCTCCCACACTCCGCCGGCCCGCGGGGTTGGGGTTATAATAGGCATAGCTCATTTGTTCCGGTTCGGGCAGTCCGGGCAATTGCAGGCGCCGCCGCAGTTGCAGGGGGATTTTGTCCCTTTGTCTTCGTCCTTTTTCATGTCTGCGCTCCTTATAGTTAAAGAGAGGAGGGCACAGAAACGCCGTCCGGCATGGCGGCCTTGCCGCCTGGTTTCCATGTCCTCCATGCTGTTATTTTCGCATAAAAAGAGAGAGGGAACCCGTCAAGATTCCCTCTCTTTTCTGTCAAAAAACCGTCGTCTTTCCGCCAGGGCCCTATTGCAGCAGGGAGAAAAACCCCAGAAGGGCCGTGCAGGCGGCGGCGCACCCGATTACAGATAGTATTAAATTGTACTTCTGATGCGCGCTCAGCGGGTGCGGATTGGCGTGCCGGAAGCGGATTCCGTCCTCGTTGACCGTCAGCTCACAGAGCTTCATGCCTTCCGTCTGTTTCATTTCGCCACACCTCCCAGCAGCTCCTCCAGCCGCTCCACAGCCTTGTCGTTGTACCGCCACGCGGGCACCTGCTTGGCGCTGTGAGGGGACTTGTCCCACACCTCCACGCCGTACTCCGGGGTCTTTAGGCCGTTCTGATTGGCCACGCGGCCCACCATGTTGGCGCTGATTCCGCCCAGCAAATCCCCCACCTCGGCGGCTGTGTACGTCCGCTCATGGACCGCCGGGAGGGGCAGCACCGCCGTGCCGCCGGTCAGCTCCGCGCTGGCGTAATGGGCGCAGATTTGCTGAAAGGCCGGGATGGGGTTGATCTGGGCCAGCTTCAGCCATACCGACGCCAGCCGCGCCCGGCTGTTGTTCAGCTTCGCCTCCTCTGAAGCCCTTTTGTTTGCATCGCCTACGGCATTGATGCTGTACGTGCCCGTCCTGCGGATGGCCGGCAGCACCGTCCCTGTCACCCACTTCCGGAAGGGCTTGGCCTCCGGCTTGTCGGATCGGAGAATCACCGCGTACAGGCCGCTTTCGTTGATGAACCAGGCTTCCTGCTTTCCACCAGGGGTCGGAACCTGAATCCGCCCCTTTTCGTCCGGGTCTAACCTATCCGCAACCTTGTGAGGGCTCCCCAGGTTCAGCACCTTACACACATCGGCCAGGCAGAACCACGGCTCCCCGCCCTTCATAACCGTGCGCACCTCGCGGCTCTCGTAGCTGAATACTCGCAGCCCGTTCATGCCCGCACCTCCCTTACAGGGATGGTCTTGGCGTTCACGCCGCAGGGCTGACCGGGGAGCATGATCTTCTCAATCACAATATCACCAAACGCCCCCGCAAGCGCTGTGTCCTCCTGCCAAATGTTGACCTCCTGACCGTTTCCGATGTAAAGGCAGAACGATGTGGGGATTTCGGCTACCTCAAAAAACTCTCTCACGGTCATGCCCGCACCTCCTCCGCGCAGTCGATATCCGCTTGGAAGTCCCGGCAGATAGTCCCCAGCAGGTCGCCGATGCCGCTCAGCGCATCCACCGGAATGGTGGACACTTCCGCAGCCTCGCAAAGTATATTTACCAGGGAGCGGCACCCGTTTATCCGGTTCATGATGTTTTCCAGATTGCCAACAGCCATTAACTTGCTCATACCCGCGCCCTCCCCTCTGCCTTTTCCGCCCGGTAGCCTTTGGCCTGGCCATATTTGAAGGCCAAGCCGATGGCATCAAACAGGCCGTCTTCTGTGTCCTTCCCCTGGCGGAACAGCGCGGCGGCTTCCGGATAAACCAGACACATCTTGTTTTTGTCCAGCTTCGTCCGCTCGATATAACGGCGCATCTTTTCAATCTCAGTCATATTTAATTCTCCTTCTTGAAATTTCAAGGAGAATCTGATAGAGTAGATTTATCAAATCTCCTTGATTTGGTGATTTGGGCACTCGCTATTGCTTCTCAGGGCGGCGGGTGTCCTTTCTATTTCCCAAGCTCTTCGTCTATCTTCTCGTTAAGCCACTGGGTTTTTGTCTTTTTCTGACTGTTTAGTTTCTCTGTAAGTGCTTTTAATTTATCTCTAGCAATGGGAACACTAAACTGCCCAATGGTTTCCCGTCTTTTTCGATAGTACTCGGGGCTATTGCTTGGGGCCATTTTCGCACCTCCTTGCTAGCAAGCATACATTATTGCTAGCAATATGTCAATAGGTTTTACAAGAAATTTTTTGAAAACTATAGACATTTTATTAACAGTATGTTAACATTTAAAAAATAGAGATAGGAGGGCACCTTATGTTCTGTCAAAAATGCGGTACAGAGATTCCCGCCGGAGAAAACAAATGCCCAGAATGTGGAGCATTGAGAGAAGGGCTGAAATTTTGCGCACATTGCGGCGAGGCAATCGACAAAGAGTGTGTCATCTGCCCGAAGTGTGGAAAACAGGTGTCTGAAATAAAGCAGCAACCACAAGTAATTGTAAATAATACAAATACGAACACCAATATAAACAGAAATACCGCATCTGCTTGGTCAGTGCCGATTGGCCGGGCAAAAAACAAATGGGTTGCATTCGCTCTGTGCTTCTTTTTAGGCTTTTTGGGTGCCCATAAGTTTTATGAAGGAAAAATCGGGATGGGTATCCTTTACTTATTTACGGCTGGGTTATTTTTTATTGGATGGATTATTGACTTAATCGCTATTCTGTTAAAGCCCAATCCGTACTATGTCTAGCTTCGTCCTTGCAATGTACCGCTTCATTTTCTCGATTTCTGTCATTTTTAAGAAAACCTCCTTTTCTTCTTGCGCGGAGGTTCCCCTTGTGGTATACTGAGGTATCCAGTTGGGTGACCTCCTGGGACTTAGAGTGTTGGCGTACTTTCCACGGTGGGCCAGCACTCTATTTTTTTATTGCCTCCTGATAAACCCTGTCAATGCCACGTCTAATAACCTCGGCTTTTGAAAATCCTAACGCCTTGCAGCAAAAATCAAGCTTTTCGGCATCGTGATCTGACAGTCGAAGCTCTAAGCGGGTCTTTTTGGGTTCATCTGTAGGACGGCCCGTTCTGGGCGACACCCTAACACCTCCTTCCGTGTATTTTGTACGTAAATAATATAATATACTTACGTACAAATGTCAAGACCTTTCTAAAATATTTTTTACGTACATTATAGACAAACCGCGAACGATGTGGTATTTTGTAGTAGGAGGTGCATCATAATGTCAAATCATATGATTGTTATAGAGCGGGAAAAAGCGTTCTATGGGAGCGCAATAAAACATTCTGTTGAATTGGATGGCATTTCTATTGGGACATTAAAAAATGGCGAATCTCTCTCTTTTCATACAACGGCAGGACCGCATATGCTTTCTTTTTTAAGAGGACGGAAACAAGAAAAGAGCATTTCAATTACAATAGAAGAAGAGGAGCAAATAGTAAATCTGATAGCCCGAATTAATAAAGCGCAAAAAATAGAGATCTCTAAATCTTCGGTCGGAAGTGCGGTGCGAAATAATACTCTTCCCGTTAAGAAAAAATCAGGCATGCCATTACCAGTACGAATTATTATTGCGATCTTTGCTGCTACCGTTTTGATGGGCGTACTATTCGGAGAAGAATCTTCCGAAAATCCAAGCAAGCAAAAGGAGACTGCAACGGCGTCTGTTGAACTGACCAATGAAGAAAAAGCCGCGGCACAGCTAGCAAAAGCAACCGAAGAATTTCAGAGCGAAAACTATATAGATGCAATCGAAATCTGCAACGATATCTTGTCCGAATACTCTGGAACTGACATAGCCTCCGGTATGGATTCTTATTTGGATGAACAATTCTCACAATATCCGCACTATTCTGCAACAGAACTAATGAGCGAATATGATGCGAATATAGTAAATGCAGATGAGGAATACACCGGCAAAGTAATGGTTGTTTCAGGAACTGTTAACGCCATAGGAAAAACAAATAGTGATAGAAATCTTTCTGTTATGTTAAAGAGTGGGACATATTTTTATGGAGTCCAACTTAACTTTAAGACTACGCAGACAGAATCTGTTGCTGCCCTAAGTGCAGGAGATGAAATAACTGTTGTCGGAAAATGCACTGGAAAAAGTGGAAAAGTTTTGCTTGTTATAGATGGAGAAAATATTATGATAGAGGATTGCTACATTATTGATTAATCGTACCCACTACATAAGAACTGGCCCCCGCTAAAAATCAGCGGGGGCCTTATGTTTAACCCATGTCATTTGAATTTGTTTCTTGTAGAATTTCTCCAGTTGCCTCTTTTACATATTGAACGTTCACATTTTCGGCTTCAGTCCCGTTAAAGACATGATACATTCCACTAGATATATAAAACATCATAACAGCAAATGAGGCTTCTAAACCAACTTCATCTGTGCTCATAGTTACTGTAAATTTTGTATAGTCATCATTAGCTGAGACTGAGACAATGCCTGGGTAATCATCCGAATTTTCCATGCTGGACAAACTCTCATCAATAGACTGCCGAATACCTTCCATCATTTCATTATGTTGAGCTTTGGTCATAACATAGGTCACGGAGCCATCTGCGTTAAGGGTCGCAGACTGATACCCACCCTCTTCCGCTACCTGATCCAATTCCTCCTGGGTCATATCTTCTTCCACAAAATCCGCCGGAATTGTCAGCACTACATCAAATAAGCCGGATTCCACATTGATATCGCCAACCGTATTGATATTAGAACCCGCCTCATTTTTGGGGGCAGGCGCTTCGGTATTGGGCGATGGCGACATAGTCCCACTGGTATCCCCTCCTCCACCGCACCCACACAGTGAAAATAGCATAGTGAGCGCTAAGACCAGACATAATACCCTTTTCATTGTACCATCCCTCCAAAATTTCGGAGTAGCCCTCCGTATTAGGGATAATACCATATACCTCCTTCTTTTTCAAGAAAAATATGGATAAACTGTGAACAGCGTGGTATTTTGTAAATGGGACCGGGACAAACTGGAAGAGATGCTGGAAGCGGCGCGCATGGAGAGGCGGAGCGCCGAAGGTTTCTGTTTACGCGGGCGGCCTTTTGCGGTATAATAGCCGCAGAGCGAAAGGAGGAAATCCCAATGAGTGAACGGGAATTAGCGAAAACCTTGATTGACCAAATACCAGAAAGCCGGCTTTTCTATGTTGTGGCCTATCTGCAAGGGGCCGCTATCCCGGATGAAACGCCGAACGCCGAAACTCTGGAGGCAATGGCGGAGCTTGACAGCGGCGGCGGGCATAGGTTTACCGGCTCCACAGAACAGCTTTTTGCCGAATTGATGGAGGATTAACTATGCTGGATGTCAGATACTCCAGCAAATTCAAAAAGGATTTCAAAATTTGTGTAAAGCGCCGCTATAATACGGCCCTCTTGCAACAGATCATTGATACTCTGAAAATCCCCGATACGCTGCCACCGAAAAATGTTGACCACAATTTGAGCGGGAATTACACGGGGTATCGGGAGTGCCACATCTCTCCGGATTGGCTGTTGATCTACAGGCAGGACGGGAACGAGCTTTTACTTTACAGAACAGGAACACACGCCGATTTGTTCGGAATGTAACGCGGGCAGCGGATGAGGAGAGGCTTGTATTCCTCATCATTGACGCTGGGAACCGCGGTCAGATTTACAACCGATACTAAAACAAGGCCCCTGGAGATCATCGTGTCTCCAGGGGCTGCTTGCTACATCACCTTATGTATTTTATTTTTGATGCTCCTGATCCGCCGGCAGATGGTGGATTCCGACATGGGGATGTTCTGCTCCAGCAGCTTTTGCTGGATTTCAACGATAGAACGGTTCTTCACCCGCAGGTTGAATACCGCAAGCTCCTCATCGGTGAAATTGCACTCCCGGCGGAAGCGGTCGCATTCCGGAGCGGTGAACTCAGTCTTGATGTTCAAAGGGGCGTCACCCCTTTTTCTTGACCTTAGTCCCCTTGGATTTCCCCTTCCTGCGCACTCTCGCTGCGATCCGTGCCATTAAAAATACCTCCTGTGTTATCGCCCTGGACGAGATTTGCGTTCCCGCCTTCGCCGCTGTCAACGACATAGGTGTCGAACTGACTCCATTGGTAAATGTGATAGACATTGGTCCCGGCCAGAGCGCCAACCAAGATGCCGATCACGATAAAGGAGGCGATCAGTATTTTGCGCAGAAACTGGTTGGTCTCCTTCAGGTCTTGATACATCTCAGAGGCCAGGGGCGCTAATTCTTTTTCTTCCATTCGGCTCCACGTCCTTTCTGGAAGGATTATAGCATAGGTTTGCGAACTTTGGAAGTCACTTTTCCGGCCCGCTCTGGCCAAAGAGGCCGCCGTTGTTGTGTTCAAAAATATTCTCCAACACCTTGAGGGCGTTGACGCCCAGGATGGTGGTGATGGCCTGCTGGCTCAATTCCGCTACCGGGAATGGCTGGCCCAGGCGGACGGTAGAGTAAACGGCGATGCCATAGGACACCGTTACCCATGCCAGCGCGGCCAGCTGGGTCGTGAGGAACAAGGCCCGTGTAATGCTCTTCATCTTGCCACCCCCGGCATGCCGGAGGCCATCCACAGTACAAAGGCTCCCACCAGGGCGCTGAGCACATACCCCACAAGGCTCTCCCAGCGCTTCCCCGGCTTTTCGGACAGGACGTTCACCTTCTCGGCGATCCCGTCCAGCTTCTCATCCATACCGTCCAGCTTTGTCCTCAAAATGGCGCCGCTCTGTTCCAGGGCTCCGATCCGCTCAAACATCTTCCGGTGGGTCTCCGAGGAATTGCCCCGGTAGCGGTCAAATTCATTCTCCAGCGCGTCTACACGGGCGCTTACCGGGCAGTCGCCGGGATTGCAGTTGTCGTACATTGTATTCACTCCTTCTCCAGCATCTCCGCCAGCTCCAGATATTCCCCCTGGGAGAGCTTGTCCGCGGCGTAGAAGATGTCCAGCTTCTCCGCCATACCCTGGGTCTGACCCCGCTCAATCATCCGCTTCAGGGTCCGGTACAGCATACTATCCCCCCTCTCCAAGGCCCAGCTCCAGCAGAGCCAGGCGGTATTCGTGCTCCACCAGCAGCCCGTCCGTGTCGGCGGCGGGGTCCGCCCCCTCCGCCGCTTCCGGGGCCGGATGCGCCTTCTCCCAGGCGGCGGCCTCCTCCGGGGAAGCGTCCTCCTCCCAGGCCGCTGTGTTCCAGCGGGGGGAGATCAGCCCCGCCCCGCCGGCGTGGGGACGCAGCGGCGGAGCGGAAACCTCCAGCAGGCGCTCTCCGGGCTCCAGCTCATAGTGCCGCACCCGCTCCCCCTCCACCAGCACAAAGGTTTTATAGCGCCCTCCCGCGTCCACGACGCAGCAATATTTGTAATCCATCTCTCCCCCTCCTCTACGTTCCGGCGTAATACGCCAGGTCTATGAAAATATAGCGATAGGATGCGGTAGGTTTGACCAGTCTCACATATACCTCTCCAGATGCTGCAACCAGCGCCCCCAGCGGGGAGCTCGAGCTGTAATCATAGCCCGTTCCGCACGCGTTGCCCCCCACCGGACGAAACCCCGCCGGTATAGTGGCAATTTGCTGAGAGTTAAGCGTAACAGCACTCTCGCGTATCGCCGACAGGTGCAGGTGGACAAATCCGTCCGCGCTTTTCCAATAGCGTGTGTGCCCCCAGCCGCCAGCGGCGGCGTGGGACCAGCCGTTGACCAGCGGCAGCTCATAGGGGCCCTCCGCCTTTCCCGGCGCCAGCTCCGCCCACTCCGTCTCGTAATCCCCCGCCCCCGTTTTCCGCAGCACCGCTCCCAACGCCCCGCCCGCGGGGAGCGTACGGCTTTTGAGCCTGTCCCACAGGTGGGCCAGCCCCGTCCTGTTCAGAAATTCCATCCATTATTCCCCCGACAGGATGGCGTCAATCTCCGCGTTGGAGATGCCCTGCACCTCAAATACTTCGCCCAGGGCGTCCCATTGTTCCCCGTCCCAGGCGTAGTTCATCCCGGTGGCCTCCACGTTCCACACGTCGCCCACGGCGTTGCCCCCCTCGGGCAGGGCGGCGAAATTGGTCACGCTGCCCTTATACTTGTAGACGCTGCTCAGCTCGCTCTTCAATACCAGCTCCGGCTTCCCGGTGACGTTCTCCCACGCTACGCTGTCCGCCGTACCGCCTCCGGCGGCGGAGAGCACGCCGGCGCTGATGCTCAGACCGGCCCCCACCTTCACGCCGCCTAAGATATCCGCAGTGGCCGCGGGGAGAACATAGTTCTCCAGTCCCGCCAGCTTGGCCTTGTCCTCGCCCGTGAAATCGTTGGAGGACAGCCCCTTGCCCTCCGCCTTGTCCACCTTGCCCCCCAGCTGGGCCTTGATCTTGTTCCACAGGTACAATAGTCCGTTTTCGTCCAAAAATTTACTCATTTCAACAGCTCCTCCAATTCAAGATTTGTAAGCGCCTCCGCCGGCTCGGGAATCCGGGAGAGCGCCTCGGCCAGGCCGCTGATTGCCCCCACCGGGTGCTGCTCCGCCGCCTCGCGCCCTGTCAGCTGCCGGTGGTCCCCTCCTCCCCCGCCGCTGCCGCCGCCTTCGATCCTCACTGTGGATAGAGGAGTTTCTCCGCTCATCAGAGACAGCATCAGACCATCATATTTTAAGGCGTCCCCTTTCTCGGCCAACTCCTGCAGCCATAGGTCTGGCGTGGGCGGATGGGCGTCCGCTCCTAAAGCAGCGCCTTCTAGAATTTTCCCAAGGCTGGCCCAAACAGTGGGAAGCGCCGTATCCGTCCGGGAGCCGTATACGCCGGCCAGAAGAGCCGTGTTTGGGCGGTATGTGTTCAGCACCTCCCAGGGGACAGTGCAGCTCCCGTTCTCGTCCAGCAGCACAGTGCGGGATTCCCTACCCGCCCGGAACACCGCCTTTCGGGTCAGCCCCTCCCAATCCTCAGAAAACTCAAAACGCACCGGATAGACATTGACCGAGCCGGACGTAATCGGTTCTCTTTGCCGGACGCACAGTTGGTTTTTATCTGCATAGAGGAGAAACATCTGCTAGCCTCCCATGCCGGAGGTCACCGCCCCCGGTCCATATTGTAATTGTAGAGCATCTGCACGACCTCCTCCTTGGTGGGAAGGGCCTTGTAGCGCTTGCTTCCAGATGCGTCGCCGGAGACAATTCCCCGGCTCTCCGCCCAGGCGCGGGCGGGGGCGCTCCATGCGTCAGGGTCCTTTTTGGCCTGTGCTTTCAGGTACTGGTCCATCATTTGGTCAAACTGCTCTTGTGTCAACATATCACCGTCCTCCTTCGGTTTTGCATCATACCGGGGGCGGTATCCCCCGCTCACGTACTTCATCTGCCGCCGGCGGCGCATCACTGCCCCGCCGTTGGCCTCACTGGTGGGGCTGGTATTTCCGTCGATGGTGGTGATATACCCGCCCTCCACTTTTTCCACAATGCCCACGTGCTCGGTTTTAGACTTCTTTCCTGAGAAGTCGAAGAACGCAACGTCCCCCGGCTGAAAGTCCGTGACAGCCTGTCCCTGGCTTCGGTGATAGTTCCATAGCGTTGCGCAGCTGGCCGTTTTTTTCCCGCCGTAGTACAGACCGGCGGCCCCCGCCATCCGAAAGATATCCCACACAAACGCCGCGCACCAATGCAGGCTCCTGTCGTTCACCGGACGGCCGTAATAGTGAGTGTTGAAGATCACGTTGTTGGAGTAGGGCGGGTCCTCTTTCACTCCTATGTATGAGGCCGCCAGCGCCAGGATATCAGCTGCCGCCGCCATCAGATTTATCCTCCTTCTTTACCGCCGCCGCGTCAATCTTTCCCTCTGTGAAGATGTACGCCACCGCCGAGGTCAATGCGGTAATTGTCCCCGCCACGGTTTGGATTTCGGAAGCGTCCCCCCCAAGGGCCAGAAAAACTCCTGTGGCCACCCCTGCCAGGGCCAGCCAGAGCTTACGGCTGGTCAGCTTGCGAATCATGTCGTTCATTTTTTCACGTCCTTTCCATCATTTCTTAATAGTAGATATCAACAAACTGCGGAGCGCTCGAGAAATAAGTTGTCAGCCCGCCGATACCGCTCAATTCAGAAAATTTATCTAAGTCCAGTCTGAGGATGCCTGCCGATGGTATGGACAGAGATTCTGCGTTATCGTCATCTATAAGCGCCGTCCACACATTTCCAGTTTCTTCCCGGTTCCCAGTCAGCGCCTTTGAGAATGGCGGCAAAGGAGGCATGTAGGCGCGCAGATAATACAGGAGAATATCATCTGTCCCAAGCCCTTCTTTAAAATACTGTCGGGTATAAAGAATAAAAAACCGGATGTCTTCAATTGAAGCTATTTCCGAAGGAACTGGTATGTTTATGCTATGCGCACTCTCGGACACACTGTCAATCTTTTTCGAGTAGTGCCTGAGCTCTTCTTTCACAGAGGCTGTTCCTACCAGGTTTAGCCCGGATGCGCTGGTAAAGGTCTTGCCCGCCGCTACATCAGCGGCGGTCGCGTCGCCGAATGTAGAAGCAAGAACATTTTTAGGAATTCTTAAAGTTATCTTGTTTGATTGCAAATGCGGCATTTTTCTCCACATAAAATTATCTGGAAGTCCACTTCGCGTCACATCAATATTTCCATTAAACGTTTCTACATAATCGGCCTCAAGCGCACCCACGCTGCCATAATTAGGCACAGTTCCCATCACCTTCTTCTCCCCGGCATATGCGGTTTTCCCGTCAGCGATATCATCCGCAGTAGCCGTGGCGTCGGAAGTATCTACTCCTGTCTGAATGGCCGCAATCCTCTCCGGAAAAGTGTTCGCCTCGATGGGCTGGGTGGTCCCATCCTTTGCCCGGATCGCATCTGCAATCGCCAAAAGCTTCTCTTCCTGAGTGCTCATTAGTAGCTCGCCCCCCAACTGTCCAGAACGGCAGCTTGAATTGCGGCATTTACTGTCTTCATTGTTACATCTGGATCGGACCACTCAGTATCCTGATCCTTTTCGGACATTTTCTTCAATATCTGCCCGGCAGCTCCGCCATCCGGGACACCGGGCCCCGGCGGGCCCTGAAGACGCCCTATGTTCTGCCACTCCTGTATGTCCTCATCCCAAATGTACACCACGTTGTCCTCCGGCGTGCCCACGGCATAGGCGTCTCCGGTCTGCCCCGCAGGGTGGGCGGCTTCCAGATCCGCCAACGAATCATACCGGCCCTTGACGACAAAGGACGTACCGTCTATGCCCGCCTCCCCCTGGGGGCCAATGGGCCCTCGCTCCCCCTTTTCGCCCTGTTCGCCCTGCTCCCCCTGGGGGCCTCGAGCAGGCTTTTCTGTATTCTGATAGGCTTTGGTCTCTGCGTCCCAGGTCCACCAATTCCCGTCCTGGATCACCGGCGGCTTGCCGGAGTACTGCTGCGCAGCCTGGGCGGCGTTCTGAGCGTCTTCCACGGCGGAGCCCACCTTCCCAACCGCCTCCATTGCCTCATCCGCCGCGTCTTGAGCGGCTTGGACATATTGAGAAACGCCTTCCCTGGAAAAGTTTTTAATCTGCGCCCCGCTCAGCCGCATCGCCTCCCCCTGCTGTTCCACCACCAAGTGGGAATCATCGTACAGGTCTGGCGCTGCCGGCAGGCTACCTATTGTTCGATCAGCCATCTTTCTGCCCCTCCGATTTCTCCTTTGCCAAAGCATAGGCCCGGCGCAGGTGCTCCCGGATTCCCGCCACTACATCCACCCCGTCTCCCGATACCCGCAGAGACGAAGCCAGATGAAAGGCCTGCTCCACCTCTTTTTTTAGCTCTTCCATTCGTCACGCTCCCTTTCCAGCTTCTCGATTCGGGCTTTTACTTTTTGTATCTGCTCAATGCACAAAGGGATAAATTCGGTGTACCGCAGCGCGTAGTCGTACCCGGCGCCGCCCTCTCTGGGCGATTTGATGAGACCGGCAAAATCCAGAGAGGATATCCCATAATGCTCCAGCGCTTCCTCCACATCCTGAGCGCACAGGCCCAGATGAATCCGGTTGGAGGTGTTTTGATTAAACCGAAAGGAAATGGGCCGCAGTGCGTCAAAGAGGCCGTCATACCCGTCCAGGCCGTAACATATGTCATGCTTGGCGTTGCGGTCCGACGTCTGAATGGTTCCTGTGACGGCGTACACCTCGTCCCATCTCTGACGCGCAGTACCCAGATAGCCGATGCCGTCCCTGGAGGGAACCACACGTACCGGTTCTAAGGGATCGTTAAATTTAACGGCCCCGTCTCCGATCTGTACATCTGTGCCAGAACCGCTCGAGATGTACACATGGCCGCTCTCCCCGGTCAGCCGCAGAGCGCCCCGGCTGGACAGTTCCACGGCGTAGGTGGCGGTGGAGGCCCCTGTGAGCTCCAGGGAACCCGCCTGACGCTCCGCGTCGGTATAGAGATTTACAACCTGGCCATAGAGGTCCCGGACCTTGAGGGTATCCGTCTCAATATTGCCGCCGTGGATGGTGGTGCTGCCCTCGGTGGACAGGTCCTCAAACGTTACCATGCCCCGGAAGTGAATTTCCCGGGAGGCCAGGGTAGTCCGCCCGGCCAACAGCTCAATCGTGCTGGAAGTTGACCCGTTGGACACGGAGAGGGTCAGACTGTCCACATACTGCTCGATGCTGGAAACAGAGTCTTCTGCATTTGATACCCGGCTGGTTAAGCTCTTTGCTGTTTGGGTCAGGGTTGAAACCTCTCCATCCAGCCCGGTCACCTGACTTGTGATGCTGTCCAGGCGCACCGTAATGGAGGAAGAGAGCCCTTGCACTTCATTTTGAACCTCCAGCCGGATTTGCTCCGCCGTTTTGGTGATGCTGGACCGGGTCTCCGCGATTTTGCGGTTGAAGGCCTGCGTCATCGGCCCGGACGCCGGATACTCGTCCTCCAGCTCCTCCTCCCCCGGCGCCGCAATGCCGGCGTATCCGCTTCCGTCGTCGCTCAGCCGTGAAATGACGCAGTACACTTCCCCCACTGTCACGCCGTCACCCAGCTCCGCCGCCGGATCAAGCGCCGCGTCGTCCGCGCTGAACATGCGGTACCGGTATCCCTTTACCTGGGCCAGAATAGCGTCAGCCATTTTCTGCGTGGCGTGGGGGCAGTCCGCCGTCAGTTCCAGCCCGGTATCATCTCCGGCTGTGACGCTGCTTTCGTTGTCCACCAGCAGCGTTACGCGGGATATGGGCCGCTGTGTGCCGTTATCCTCCATACCGGTCAGGTCCAGGCCCACAAAATGCTTGTCATACAAGGATTCTCACCCCCCCGAAGGTAATCGCGTCGCCGTATTCTGACACAAGATAATGTGTTTCATCCGGAACAGACAGCAGCGGAACCAGCAGGAGTTTTCCTTCATCAGTAATGATCCAGTTTCCTCCATGGGCGGCGGCGATCCACTGCAGCTCCTGCCGGATGCTGTAGTAGTCTCCGGATTTGCTCTCCGGGTCACTGGCAGGGTAGTCGATGGTATAAGCCGGATTTAACCGGGTGCGCGGGTCAATCTCCACGCCCATAATGCGGGAAAACTCCGCAGCGGCGGACGGCATGGACATCGGAAAGGAAAGAGATTGATCCGGCTCCCAGGGCTGCTCTGCTTTTCGCATGGCGTCGAAGGCTTCCACCGTCCAATACCCATCCTCCTCGCTGCGCCGGTTGGCAAAGAATACGCCCTTTGGGAGCCACTCCGATACCCGCTCTCCGTTTCGCAGTCTGATATACCGCTTGATGGCGGCCGCCCTGGGAATCCTGTCTGCAAACAGGGAGAGGGTCAGCTTTGCCGTGGCGGCATTCCCGATGCCGAACTGCTCATACAGGCCGTTGTCCACGCTGTGGGTCACCTCCACGTCTGGGCCGTATATCTCCCCTGCAATGTCAAACTGATATTCTCTGGCGGTTCCCGGCGTGCGCCAAAGGGTTTTCCAAAGGGCGCTGGTTGTCTGTGCCATGGTTACACCTCTGTTAGCGTAAAGGAATCGGACTTCCAGGCGTGCTCATCATCCCGAACCGCGGATGTCAAAGCTGCGTTAAAGGAAGAGCAGTAAAAGGTCCTGGTCATTCGCCCGTGGAGGTCCATATAGGTGGCGTGGAATGTCTCCTGACTCAAATCATCGTCTAGCTGGGCCAGCTGGGCACGGGTCATGCCCATGACCTCATAGGTCAGCTTTCGCTTGGCGGAAATTTTCTTCCTGCGTAGCGTTCCGTTTTTTACACGCGTGCTCTCGCTGCTGTCCAGGTCGTTGCGGCTCCAGCCATATCCCGTGTTCTTGATATACATAGAGTAATCATGCCCATTAATAATAAGCAGCTCCATACATATTCCTCAAATCAAAAGTACTGGTTTACCTGCGGAACGCGTCATCGTGTTGATATGCTGTACCGTGTTCCGAGCTATTACTTTTCCATCCAGGACGCTTTCAACGGTAATGTTGATATCACCGCCTACACCGCCGGCCGCCTGAATGCCCTCTGCAACCATTTTCTTAATAAGCGCCGCTGGGGCTTCCAAATTTATTCCGCTGCGCTGGTCTCCCAGAATGGCCGCAAACTGCTGGTTGGGCGGGATCACCGCGCCGTTGGCTAAGTGAGGCAAATCCGTTACCCCCTGGAAGTATGCAAAGCTACGGGGAAGAGAAGATGGTTTGAACGATGGATTCGGAGTTGTGCGATAATTGTTGTCTTTTCCTATATTTCTGCCCAGAGATTGATTTTCCGTCTGGGCTCTGTCAGACCACCCGAGAAAATCCCTGATTTTGTTGATTACATCTCCGATGAGCGTTATGAGTCCTTCGATTGGCGCGGTTATGAGCTTAATGATACCGTCTAGAATGTCTTTAAGACCATTCCAAGCCTTTTCCCAATCGCCGGTAAATACACCCGTCAGATAATCAATAACGCCACCTAATGCTTCAAATATGCCGTTTATCACATCACTGGCAACAGTTAAAAATGTATTAAATGCAGTTCCAACAATATCAAGAGCAAGTCCAATTTTAGGAGCCATATTTTGAATCATCCAGTTTACAACAGGTGAAAGGACGTTGTCCCAGAGCAACTTTACCGCATCAAAGACTTTTCCAAGGAACTCCAGCGCTTGGTTAATCATAGGGATAACATGTTGCTGCACTACTTCATTGAACTTTTGAGCGATATTATCCAGAACTGGCTTTATATAGGTGTTCCAGCCGTCCAGCATAGTATTAAACCATTCTGTAAAAGATGTCTTTATCGACATGATAAACGGATGAATATGCTCATCATACAATGCAACAATTCCATCCACTGTTTCCCGTACAACCGCCGCAATGCTTTCCATGATTTGTGAAATTGGAGACATAAAATCTTCAAACGCTTTTTTAAACTTTTCTTTGTTTTCGATAAATGGAGCTGTTATTGCATCTAAAATATCTCGGCCTAATTTTGCTACAATTTCGATTCCGCCACCAAGTATATCCCCAAATATTTGGATAAATGAGCTTGCAATACTCTTTGCACTGTCACTGCTGAATACAGTAAATAGGTCAGCAATAGTAGAAAATAGATTTGATAGTATCTCATTTACTTCTGTTCCAACATCAAACATACGGATAATCCATTGACGGATTATATCTATGTTATCACTCAAATATCTCTCTATACCGCCAAAAATCAGCTCCGACAAAGAGATACCAACAGACACAAGGCTTCCCGCAAAAGTGCCAACAGCAAAAATGAAACTATCTATGAACTTTTTAGCTGCCGTTGTAACATCCCCAGCAGTAAAAATATTTACCAAATATGTTCCAATATTTTTTAGACTTTGTTCGATTCCTGAAAAATCAGCATCCCCAAGCCAAAAATCAAACCCCGACAACAAAATAGATTTAAGTTCTTTCAATCGTTCAATAAGCGAGTGCAATTTTTGTTCGATTTTAGGGTTGATTTCTGTGTCAGCGAACAATTCTCCACCTATTTCCGACTCAAAGACGCCCAAATCTGGAATTCCACCCTCCAGCCCTCCGGCCGCGCCGCCCACGCTGTCGGCAGCGTTGTCCGCCAGGATGTTGAGCTCATCGAAGCCTGCTAAGACGCCCTTCATGTCCTTTGCGGCTTTCTTGGCGGCGCTCCCGGCCCCGGCGGTGGAGTCTGCCAGCTTATCGGTGGCGTCGGCAGCGGCACCTGCAGAGGACGCGATGCCGGACACCGCCTTGACCTCGGCGGACTTGCCAAACAGCAGTGCCGTCACCTGAGCGAACATCTGTGCCAGCCTGGTCAGGCCTGCGATAATGGAATTGATGCTGGGGAGCACCGCCTGGGCAATGGGGATCAGTGCATCGCCTACGGAAATCCGCAGCTGGTCGAAGTTCAGCTGAAGCAGCCGTACCTGGTTAGCAAAGCTGCCGGAGGTCCGGGTGAAATCCCCCTGAGCGTCAGTGGTCACACTCAAAAGGTAGTTGTACCGGAGCAAAACTTGTTCTGCCTGGGACATAGCGTTGTAGCTCTTGGTGATGCCCTGACTCAGGGCGTAGGCCTCCAGATTTGCCACACTCATATTAATGCCCAGCTGCTTTAAGGGTTCCGTCTCCCCACTGATGCCGGAGCGTATTTTTTCAAAGGCGGTATCGGTGTCCAGGTTATAGAAAGACGCGATATCTCCCGCCAGGCCGGCCAGGGTGGTGGACATCTCCTGGGCCTGGGCCGTAGCCAGCCCGGAGGACTTAAGCATCGCGCCCATGGTTCCGGTGTACTGCTTGGCGGAGAGCTCCGAGAGCCCAAAGGCCGCAGCAGCAGCTTGGGCAAATTCCTCGATTTGCTTTGCGCCCTGCCCGAAGGTCACGTCAATGACGTTCTGAACCTCCTGCACATTGGAGGCCAGCTTGATGCTCTCCTTTCCAAAGTTGACCAGCGCCGCGGTGCCAAAAGCAATCCCGACAGCTGCACCCACCTTCAGCAGAGTATTGCCAAATTTCTTTACCGAGCCAGTCATAGACGCCAGCCCCCGGTCAAAGCCCGCATGATTCAAATCAGCCTTGATGCGGACGGAACCGTCAAAGCCAAGCGCCATAGATGCCACCCCCTTTCAAATTCGAAATCTTTAAGCTCATGGTAAGCAGATAGTCAATCAAATGTTTTGCGCCGGTGGCTCGTTTGATAACTTCGTCAAACGAGATATAGTCGACATTCTCTTGAAATCCGTAGTTATCAATCCTGTTTTTTCACCCACAATGGTTTTCTGCTTATTTGAGTCGTCCCAAAAAGCCATTGATCGCCTCGGTTTCCTCCTGGGTGTACTGGCCGGGCAGGGCGAAACGCTTCTTCATGCGGACGAACTCCGCCCGCTTCTTTTGATCCACCTCGCTGGCGTTGGTGGTGCGAATGTCGATGACGCTGGTAAAGGCGGTGCCGCTCAAATCGGCCAGCATAGGGACGAACTGGAACCAATGCAGCCGCTCCCAGCTCAGGTCGATGCCAAACACCTTTCGAAATCCGGACACGATCCTCCCCGCGTCGTGCTCGAAGGAGAATACCGCCGGGCTGTCATCCGGCGAGTCCGGCTGAGGCTTACCGCAGGACATGAACCACCCCAGCCCCGCAATGGCCATCTGGAGGTCTGGCATCCCGTTCCCATAGAGCAGTCCCAGGGCCACCCCGGTGCGCTCGCTGTCGGACAGCTCCGGGTCAGAGATACACAGCTGAATCTGTATCCCGATCCGGAAATCCGTGCGGATGAGCCACCCTAAATAGTCCTCCGGCAGGCGGTCCAGCATAGGGTTATACATTGCCTGCCCTGGCCGCGCTGTACTTGCTCAGGCGCTGGGCCCGCTCTTTCCCAAATTCTTCAATGTAAGGAATCAGTTGGGTAAAAAAGTCATCGAACAGTTCGATATCCGGAACAATATCTCCGAATACTTTCTTACAGGTATCCGCCCCAAAGAGGCCATCTACTTCTGCTGCAACGCTCTCATGCAGCCCTCGATACAGGGCGGACCTGGCCCGCAGGCTGTCCACAGAATCCTGCTGGTACTGCCCCTGAAGCTCTTTTTCCTGTCGCTCTATTTCGTCAGTTTTGGCCTTCACCTGGTCCAGCATGGTAAAGAACCGGTCCGGAAAGCTGCTGTCGTTCAGATTGAGGATGATATAATCGCCGTCGTCGTTGACCTCGATGCGCTTGGCTCCGGAGTTGACACGAATGCCCGCCATGCTCAATCACCTCCCGCGCCGCGGGGGGTGAAGGCGCGGGTCTCCGGGTCAAAGGTCCCGTCGGTGCCGCTGCCCCGCCAGTTGATGGTGTAGCCGATGGACAGCGGGTCGGAAGCTGCGCCTCCGTAGCTGTCGATCTGGATGGAGACCGGCTGCCGGGTGGCCACATAGGCCCCGCCGGTTGGGGTCTCGAATACGTCCACCAGGACGATGTCCGTGTGAGCGTCGCTGCCAATAGGGAGCTTCTTCCGCAGGCCGTTGACAAATTGGAACGCCTCATCGTCCTTGACCACCTGGGAGGTCACCGGGGCATTGGGCTGGTAACCGGTCAGCTCCGTGTTGGCGGTGTCCTGATGGATATACTGCTCGGTGTTGGTCTGAGGGTTGTAGGACACAGAGAGCTCCGTCACGCCGTCGCCGATGAGAGCGTAGTGGGCCGTGGTCTCTTTGGGCGTTGTGTTGATAAACATTAAAAACGCGCTTCTTTTTTCTGCCATGATTACCTCCGTTTCTGCGAGCAGACCTTGTAGGTCATCCGCATAAAAATCTGATGATCCTCCCAGCCGCTTTGCAGGGTAGCAAAAAGGGAGGCGCGGGTGGTCTGCTCCAGCTCCTGGACCCGCAGGCCCTCCCCGATGTCTGGGTTCTGTTCCGACGCCCAGTCCCCCAGGCGGTCCAGCAGTTCGTCTGCTTTTAGGCGGGTGTCCATGCTGCGGCCAGGCTTGACGCGGTACATGAGCTTAAATTGATATTCCGCGATGTACCCGCCGATGATGTCGCGCTCCACGATATAGGTCCCCTGGATAGTGGACAGAGCCATAGCGGGCTTCTCCGCATCCAGGAACTCATATCGGATGGAGCCCACGTCCACCGGGATATCCGGAAACGTGTTCAGCCATATGAGCAGCTGCCGGGATACTTTCTCCTCTTCCAGCGGGGGTACATACTCAACAACTCTATCCTCCAAACTCACGCTTCACCACCTTTTCTGCTACCCGCTTCCATTTTGGAAGGTTTTGGGCCTTGGACGCTTCAAACCAGTGGGCCTGGGCCTTGCTGTGTACAGCTGTGCTGATATTCAGGTCCCTGCCGCCTGGGTCAAGCACTTTTGTAGCCCCTTTCGGTGCCCAAGGTCTCCCTGTATCCGGGTCTACCATGAGCTTCCCATAGTATAAAAATCTGGCATAGGGGCCAGGGTATACGATCGTATCCCCGGTCACAATGGTCCGGTTCGCCAATGACTTTGTACGGGCCGGTACATAGGGCTCTGTATCCTTCACCATTTGCAGCGCAAGCAAGTGCCCCGCGCCCTTTCCAGTCCGGCGGATTCGACGCTCAAGCTCCTTGAATCCTTTTGTCTTTACAGTAAATTTCACACCGAACATATCACACCCCTCCCACTTGCCAGTACATCATATCCGGCGGGCCAAAATCGAACTCGTCCACTTTGGTGATATCGTACACATGGTCATACATCAGCTCGATGGTCTCTATGGACAGGTCCGGATGGACAGCCTCCCCCTTGATGAATAAAGTATTGCCGTCTACGCCGGGCACCTTGCTGCTAATGGCCAGTGTCCAAATTTCGCTTTTGTCCTCTGACTTCCAGAATTCCAGGGGCGATACATGGAGCTTTTTCCTTCCCGTCACGCCGTCTATGGCGGACACTGAAAAGGGAATATACAGCTGGACTGCATCTGCCCCCTCCAGGCCACTTTTTTGGACATTGACCGCTTTGGACGCTTCCAGAAGGACTCCCTGGAGAATGGTAATATGGTTGATCAGACGGTCCCCCAGAGTTATCTTGTCCGTCTCCAGAGCCACATTGTACAGCGTAACCACATGCGGGAACATTGTAGAGCGGGCAGCTGCGCCGGCGCGCTGCGGTACGGTCATGCGGCGCGGCGTGTTCATACCGCATCCGCCTCCAGCCACGCTTTCCAGATCTTCGGGCCTTGAATGGCGATCCAGTCCACAAGCTCCTCGTTCTGCGCCCAAGGGCTGTTTTCAGCAAGGCCGCACTCAAACAGGAAAGCGTGTACTAGCTCGTGCCGGACGTTCTTTTTCCTCTGAACATCCAGTTTTTCTTTTACGCCCGGTTTTCCGTCGTCGCCCTCGTAAGTATCCACAACGATTTTCTTTGTGGTTTCATCACAAAAGCCGTCCATATCTTCCATGCGTGGGTCATCATGGGTGTGCGTGATGGTGTACTCAGCGCCTAAAACATTTACCTTTGTCAATGCACACATGGATAACTCCTCACTTTAAAGACGCCGGAGAACGCCGCCAGGCCGCCCAGATACATCATAAGGGCGTCTACCTTCCGGGTCCGGATGTTTTCCACTTCCGCCGCAGAGAGAGAAGCGGCCCTGTAGCTTTTGGACCAGGAGCCCACCGTCTCGCTCTGCTCTCCGGAATAGACATTAGCCGTCATGATGCTCTCATCCAGACGCACGTCAGCCACGGCGCAGGTACACTTTTTTACGGCCTCCAGCTGCCGGCCGTCCACAGCGTCGGAGATCCCTGCGGTAGCCGCACGAATATAGTCAGAGGCCCACTCGGCCAGCCCCGGAAAGTCCTCTGCGGAAATCGCATTCCCAAAGTAGGTATTCAAATAAAAGTCGTAATCACAGTACGCCACCTGGCGGCCCTCCTTTCGTTACTTGCTTGCCGCTTTCGCCTTAGCTGGCGTGCCGGCCTGACCGGAGGGTTCATCTCCTCCACTGCCGGAGTACTCCTTCACTGTAGCAATCCACAGGCTGTTGGGATCGTAAAGCAAAGGCATAAACAGGCCGCTGGCCTTTGTCCACAGAACTGTGGGGTCCCACTCCATATTCTGGGTGACGTAAACGTAAGGTGCAACACCGCTGGCGTTGACAGGGTAGAACCCATTCAGCCGCACCTCGGGCGGGTCACCCCACAGGCCGGTGCCGACGTAACCGGCAGGGTTGGAGGCGAAGAAAGAAATCTTGTTGTCGGGGAAATACCGCTTTCTGGTGATAATCGGACGGCCATCGTTGCCGAGTTTCGCGTCTGCTCCGTATGTAAGGTCATGGGTGACAATACGGCTCAGCCCGTACTCCTCCTCCAAGTGCGCCCGCAGGGCGGATTGCCCAATCAGCACACCCGCTCCCAGATTCCCGTTGATTTCCTTCTGGAGCGCGGCGTTACGACGCATCTTGGTGATGTTTTTGCGAGAGGTGATGAAGCCGGTCAGCTTCACACCAACATCGTCGGCTGCGTCAATGACAGCCTGGATTTGGCTGGAAATGTCTGCTTCTGGGTTCAGGTTGATTTCAAAGCTGGTGTGGTTGGTGGGTACGCCATAATCCACAGGCAGATCAAGGTTGTTCTCCTTAATGGTAATCTTGCCAGTAGCCAGCATCTCCGCCTTTGCCACTTTGGAGCGAGTGAACACCTGCTCCGCCAGTCGGATGCCGTCGTTGAGGACGTAATCTTTCAGGGCATCATCACCCTGCACACCGTTATCGATGTACTCCTGCAAAAGCTCACTTTGGTCGATCTTGACCTTGATGAGGGCCTTTTGGATGTTGTGGGTGGTCACGGGAATGCGAATAGTCTTGTTTGCCTCCGTATCAAAGGCGTGGAACTGGGCCATGATGGCGGTCTGATACTCCGCCGCGATGGACTGCCATTTGGCGATGATATTGTTGGTGCGAAGGTCGCCCACCAGGCCATCCAGAGGGTCGTTGGGCCGCGTCACCTGAAAGCCGACGTCAATCCATTCCTCCTGCGGGATAAGGCCGTTAAATTTCTCTGCCATTGTGCGTTACTCCTTTCAATAAGGCCGGCTCACGGCGGGGCTTGTAACAATGAAGGTAAACCCTTTACCCGCCAACGCGCTCTTTGCCGTAGCGTCAATAGCCGCAGGGAGCCGGTCCTCGTACACGCGTCCGGCCAACACAACACTTCCGGGCATATCGCCGGAGGTTACGTCGATATCCTCGTAGACGATTCCCTCTGCCGTTGCGTCATTGGCGGGCCATACAGTGCCCATAGGCACATACTTGCCGCCGTCCTCCGCATCTGTCGCCCCCTCCTGCTTGATCTGGCGCGTCTTTCGGACTACGCCTACCTCGCTTTCCAGGAACCAGCCAGGGGCAAAGACGTGCCCTTGCTCAGTTGTTCCGATAAAAGACATTTTTTTCACTCCTTTTTGATTTCGCCTCCATAGAGGCTCATGTGATGTTCTGCAGCCAGCTGAGCGGCCCTGCTGGGCTGTTTGGGCGGCTCCCCATGCCCGCCTCCGCTGCCGGACCCGGTGACGAACCTGGGCGGGGCCTTGTCCGGGGCAAATGCGTCAGGGTCCGCTTCTTTCTGGGCCTTGATGAACTCATCCAGACCGGTGAGCGTCCCGTCTTTCAGCTCCAGCTTTTTCTCCCGCAGCGCCGTCTCAAAGGCACACCGGGCGCTTTTAGAGCTGAATTTCAGCCCCTTGCCCGCAATTGCCTTGGAGATGGCGTCGGCATAGTCCCGGTCCGCCAGCTGCGCGCGAAGGTCTCCGGTGTCCTTGTCGTACTTGGCCTGGAGGTCGGTGAGCTGCTTCTGAATGTCGGCGGCATCTCCACTGGACTTTTTCAGCGTTTCCAGCTCCTGTGATACTCCCGGCAGCTTCTCTGAATCGCTGCGGTACTTTTCCACATCCAGCCGCAGCGCATTCACCGATTCCAGGTGCCCGCTGATAATCTTTTCCGCCGCCGTCTTCATGTGATCCTCGTCCACGCCGGCCGCGGACAAAATTTCCCGTACCTGCTCATTTGTCAATGCCATAAAAATTAACTCCTTTTTTTCCGGCGGCGTTCTATGCCGTTCGTTAATTATAAAAACCGCGTTCTGTGCGGGTCTTACCAAAAGAAAAGAGCCGTCAGCCCGCCGGAATTTCCGACAGGTCAACGGCTCTTGGCTCACAGGCTCTTGGCTCTCAGGTTGTTCATTTTTGTTGGGAAGGCGTTTACCTCAACATCATGCTTGCACGCCTTACAGCGGAAGGGCATATGCTCAATGCGGGTGTTCTCCCGTAGAGGAAAAAGGGCCTTGCCGCAGTGCGGGCAGTTATACCAACGCCCTTGCTTTTTTGTGATCACTTTTTCTCCTTTTCGGCTTCTTCTAAAAACTTCTTTGCCATAGTTGCTCTCATTCTGGCAAAATCAACTTGACCATCAAAAGTACGCAATTCAGGCGCGTCTTCGTCGTACGGTTCTGCCGCCGCTAAATCACGCTTAAGGCGTCTCCTGTCATCTTCGGATAAATTCAATGCCATACTCATCTGCTGCCTCCAAAAGCTCTTCGATAATGTTGACATATTTCTTTACATTAGATTCCTTTGCTGCTGCATTCAATTTGGAAGAAGCAGCGTCCAGAGCTTTCCAGAAAGAAAACCCATCATAATTCGCTTTCTTGAACACTGCATAAAGTTTTCCTGTATTCCCAACAGCGGTCATCCCATACATTTTATCATTCGCCAAAAACGATGTTAAATCAGTATAGCTGAATATCTCTCCGCTTGGGTGGTTGTGCATGAAAATATGCGGCTCTTGACAGCGCGGCATGACAATCTGTTGTGCTGCCGCATCTCCGATCTTACGCGCAATCAACCGCATATCCGGCGTATAGACTGCCCCGGCCTCTGTTCCCACCGGCTTGTCCATCACTGCCCGTAACAGATCTCGGTGAGCCGTCTGCAGCCGTTCTGCCTACTCTATGCTCCACCCATCCGGCTGGACCAGCGGCACGCGCTGGATGGCCTCTTCTGTGATCGGGACACCCTGATATTCTGTATCATTCAGTATACCAGATTTTGAACTTTTTTCAAGCCGTTTTGCCGCCTTTGCGTGAGAGGCATCGTCTACGTACTGAACCTTCATCCTCTCCCGCTGCTCCGGCAGTCCCGCCGCCTTGCTGAACGCCTTGTACTCCTGATTCAGCCGCCGCAGGCGGATGTTGGCCGACTGCGCGTCCTCTTTGAGCCCCGCCGCCTCAAAAGCAGCCTTGCGGCGTTTCAGCTTGCGGACGGTGCGCTCGATCTCACGTTGTTTTTGCGTGGCATGGTATGCTGTGTATGTGCGCCCCTCAAATTTGATTGGCGGTGGGTCTATGTTGGCAAGCTCTTTATCGGTGTATGTGCGCTCTGAAATGCCCTCAAGCCAAGCAAACTTCCTGTGCCTACAGTTGGCACCTTTAAGCCCATCAACGTATCCATAGCCAGTAGATTTCACAAGGTCTGGATATTTTCCAAGGGGATCGGGTTCTCCGTTTTTGCTTTGATAGTAAACACGTCCTTGCCAGTCCTTGTGCGATGACCACGGATTTGGCTTTGGGATATCTCTGGCCCCGCTGTGTGCGGAAATTTCGCAGTATGGCGTGTCCAAATATTCCATTGACTGCGTGTCATATTGGTCGCAAATCTGTGATACTCCCGTCATAACGGCCCTCCTGACTGCCACGTCCAAGTGGTCGATATGTTCGCTCTCATAGGACACCCGGTTCTTAAGCACGTTACCGTTCTTGTCAAACGCCACGCATAGCCCGCTGTCGGCCAGCTGCCGTACCGCCGTGGCAATGGCCTGATTGTAGCTAATGGCCCCGGACTGGATTTGCAGCCCCGCGCTATCCAATGCCCACTGGTACGCCTTTGCCGGTTCGCTCACTATGAGCCGCCCGCCCTGTACCGTCAGGAAGCCCATAGACCCGGTAATGTTCTTGTATGCCCCCCAGGTCTGGCGGCGGATAGCGGCGATGTCAGCCTCACTTACAAGCTGCTCCGGGGCCATCACCCCGGCAAGGTCGACCATCTCGGTGTAATACCGCTGATTGCGGGCAACCACATCGTCCAGCAGCTTGTCCAGCTTTTCTGCGCCGATTTCTGTGGTCTCTCGGATGGCCTTTTTGATGTCCTCCAGATCAATGCCGTGGGAACGCAGGGCGCGGATGTCCTGCACTGTGACCTCGTTGAGCTGGTCTGCGATTTTGAGCCGGGAGCATATCTCCTCCAGCAGCTTCAGTTCCAGGCCCCGGAACAGTTCGGCCAGCTCCTCGGGGATGGCATCGAGAATCGCCGGGGTAAATGGATATTTCACTCTTTCTTCCCACTTGAAATGGCACCCTTAATCAAGCAAATAATAAGCCAAACCCCAGTTGCGGAGGCAAGAGAAAATTGCCAAGAAAAGCAACGGCAGATTAACCATATAATTCCAACGCAAATCGCCCAGCTTAATGCATAAAGCAGAGCAATCAACGCCGCCACAATAACTACACGTTTCATTCGATTTCCTCCTCTTCCTCGTCCGTCATATCCTCCATCTTTGGCAGCGCCGCTTTTGCTGTGGCCTCATCCTCGCCGAAGTAGCGCATCCGGTATTCTACAGGGCCGATGATGGAAGCATTCAGCAGAGACAGCCCCATCGCCATATCCTGCCGCTTGGTCTCCGGATCGTCCAGCACGCCGTCGCCCCAGTTATAATCCACGCTGTATGTACCAGCCGGGGCCAGCCGCGCCAGGTCGCACCAGGCGTTCATGGCGTAAACCAGATCGTCAAGGGTGGACTGGAACGCCGTCTGAATCGCCTTTTCCGTGACGAACTGCCGCTGCTTTGCTGCAAGTATCTCTGTGGCGGTTTTTTCTACACTCTGCGGATCTGAGATCGTCCCAAACGCAAGCCCCACATTGAACTCAATCCGCTGAAGGATCCGCTGGAACCCGTTATAAAACGGATCGTCCCTAATCTCCGGATTGATGAATTGGAAAAAGTCCTTGTTGCTGAATGCTCCGTATTCGTATATCTCATCATCCGCCTGAGAGACGTCCATCACGGCCTTGTCGATAAGCATCCGGCGCTTTCCGGTCTTATATTCCCTCTGGATCTGCTGCCACTGCTCGTCCGCCTGACGAATCAGGTCCACAGTAGGTCCAGAATATACAGATACGCCCAGCGCGGAATTTTGCTCAATATTGTTTGCAGACGGAGGCTTGAAGTAAGCAAACAGAGGCCCTTCCAAGAGCTCAATTTCTTCTCTATCCGAAATCCCAGCCCACTCTTTCACTGTGGCAAGCGGAACCGGCGTACCGGTACCGCCGCTGCTTTCGCTGCGAAACGCCTTGTTTTCCACAACATAGACGGTGCTGCCGTCCTCCCGCGTCTGAAAATCATGATATTCCAGCTTAACGAACCAGTCCTTGCCCTGACGCACTGGGCTGCCCTCAAACACGCCGCCAATAGCTTTTCCAGTTCCGTCAAACCTGGTAGGCGTAAACTTGGTGGTAAACGCATCCACCAGCACCCTTCCATTATCCGGGTACGGCTTGAGGCACACCCCGCCCAGGCAGAGGCCCAGCTCCAGATCGGTCCCGAATTTCGCCGCTGCCAGCTGCATCTGCTGGTTAATGTACTCTGCCCGGGCGCTGCCTGATACCGCAACCGAAAACTCTGTCAGCGCATGGCGGGCCAGCTCCCGGCCAATATTCCGCGGAAAGTCAAGCGGCCGTACATCGCACGATTCCCAGGGCGGGTGGTTGGTATAAAGGGCCCACCAAAGGTTGATATTGTCCTCCATCTTCCGCGAGGCGGCAGGCTGCACGCCAAATTCCTTTTCGATGGTCCCGGCGGGCGTGGTTTCTTTATTCAGTTTTCCGAAACCGAACAGGTTCCGCGCCCAGTCGATGATACCCATATCATTCCCTCTTTTTAGAAAAACCTCTACAACCTCACATCAAGACAGCTGGGGTATGGCTCAAATGCCATTTCCACGCACTTCCCGCTCCATGATGGTGGAGCAGAAGTAGCGCAGCTGATCCATTCCGTGGTCAAATTCCTTTATGACAGCATCCTCCGGCGCGTCCATATCCCAACGGTACTGACCGAATTCCGAAAGGATGCCCTTGCAGCTACGGTGGATCAGGATGCGTCCGGCGTTCAGCAGCGAGGCTGTCAAGCGGATGCCGTCCAGTACGCTGTTATCCGCAGGCCAAACAGCGAATTTACTGTGCCGCTGGATCGTTTCCTTGAAGCTGGCGGCGGAAGGATCAACGATCACTCGCTCGATCCGCCGATCCCCGGCCAGCTTCTCTATTCCTATGTAGTGCTCTTCGTCTGTTAGCTGGTGATTTCCCGGCTTCCGGCTGTCGTAGTAGTACTCCTGCACCATGTAAGCTGTCCCCTGCCACAGGCACCACAGGCCCGCAGCAGTTGGGTTTACGGTTCCGTAGTCCACGCAGATGTACCACCGGCCCCTCTGGAGCGCCTGCCATGGGATTTCATCCACCACATGCCGCGCCTCGTTGAACATGGGGTATACGAGGCCTTCTGCCGCTTTTCGCAGACCTAGGATGTCCCGAGCATACCATACTGTGGATTTGTCATAGGTTTTGAGCACCTGCCTCAGCTGCTCGTCCGAAATGCTCATGTTATCGGCGATAGTGAAGTGTCCGTAGTTGTATCCGTAGGATTGGTCAAGCCGCTGTTGTTCCTCGTGGAACTTCAAAATATCATAGTACCAGTGGCCCTGCGCTTTCGGGTTCAGGTCATGAAATACCTTTCGGTCAGGGCTTGAGATCGTCCGGTCGAAAACCTCCTGGATAAAGTTTGGGTGGCACTCATTGGCCTCTGTGATGTAGGCCGTGCCGTATGTATTACCCTTAATTAGGCGTTCGTCTCGGTCTTTGCCGCCGCCAGACACCAGCACGATTTTTTCTCCAGTCGGCGTGTTGACATACAGGCAATCCCGGTTCTGGTACTGGCCCAGCCTGCCCCTGCCCTCGAAAAAGTTCATCATGCCGTATCCGTCGCAGTCCAGGATGTTCAGACGGGCGGTGGACGTGGAAACTCCGGCAATCAGGTGTATCTTGCTGGAGTGCTTTTCAAGAATAGAGCAGTAGGCCAAAGTGATCAGGACGTTTTTTCCCCCTCTTTTTCCGCCCTCTGCCACGTTAAACCAACTGTCAAAGCATCGTAAATAGAACGCTTTTTGTCGCTTTGAAAAAGGCGCAGGAAGATTCATTCCTCAAAGTCCTCAATATTTCGATTCTCCGCCGGTCTATCAATTATGTCCGCCAACGCCCGCATGGCGGTTTCAAGAGCGGCAGTTTGGGTGTCCTCCACGGGCTTGTCCTTCCACTTCGCCTTTTGGCGGTTTTTAAGCCAAAATATTTGTGCGGTGATGTTCCCGCCCAATGCGGCATCAAGGAGCGCGTTTTCAACCTCGTAGTCCACAATTTTCTTGCTTCTCTTTAGGGCCGCCGAAATTGCCGAATATTTTTCCTTCCAAACCCTAAAGGTTGAATACGCAACCCCCATATTGTGCGCAATCTGTTCATCGGTCAGACCGTCTCTGGCCCACCCTTCCAGCAGGGTCAGCCCGTCATCGGTCAGCCAGTATTCAAACTTTCCACGGGACATATCCCCACCCCTCAGTCAAAATCTATCGTCACGCAAACAACGACATTTGCGCTATGTGCGCCGCAAAACGTTCTTCCTGCTTGCCAAAGTATTCTTTATCAATTTCAAACCCAGTAAAATCAAGCCCTGCGTCATAGGCGGAGATCCGGCTCGAGCCGCTTCCCAAGTGGGTGTCAAGGATTTTGTCTCCCGGTTTGGCGTATTTCTGAAAAATCCATGCGTAAAGGGCAACGGGCTTTTGGGTGGGATGAATCCGGTTTTCTTTTTGCTTCATGTTCCCCTGAAGCATACCCGACCAGCGAAACCTAAAAATCCTCACCGCTGTACTGAAGCTGGTGTAAGCTAATTCACAATCCGCAAAATCATTTTCGCCGTTTTCCTTGTCCCACACAATCCAACAACTGGAAGCCGGATCTGGGAGCCTATCCGCAAAATGATTCGCCCCGAAAATAATTTGATTCTTGGAAACCCGCTCCAATTCCCTAAAATATTCGAACGGTGGGGCCTCCGAGTCATCGCCCGCAAATGGTTTATAAGCCGTTGCTACCGCAAGACAACTCCTTGTTTTGTTGTTTGACCCGCTTTCGCCTATTCCGTACGGCGGGTCAACCACAGCCAAATCAAAGCACTTGTCCGGCATCTTCCGCATGGCCTCCATGCAATCCATGCAGTATGTAACGCTTTCTGCCATGCGCCTACCCCACCTGTTCTGCAAACCCCACCTTTCCATACGGCCCAATATATCAACCCCTACGGGGTTGTATATATGGGCCTATGGAAAGTGTCATCGTCATCGCCGCCATCCACCGTGCGGGCTCGAATTCGTCCCGCCGTTACGGACTTTGCGGGATGATACGCCAATGGGCGTGTACTACTCTGGTGGGCCATCCAGGAATCGAACCTGGGCCAGCCGGTTATGAGCCAGCCGCTCGACCTTCG